ATGGCAATTAAAAATTACCCTTTAAATGATACCCAAATTAAGAATCTAAAACCTCAGATAAGCGTTTTTCAAGTGAGCGATGGTAGTAGCGGTCTTCTATTAAGAATTTATCCTAGCGGCGTTAAAAGCTGGATTTTCAGCTATATTCATCCGGTAACGGGGAAGCGAATCACTAAAAAATCTTTCGGGAAATACCCGGAAATCAGTCTAGCTCAAGCTCGTAAAATCAGAGATGAATTTAAATCTTTATTAGTCCAAGGTATTGACCCTTACGAATATAAAGCTAATCAGTTAAAAGCGAAGGAGAAAGAGGAAGAAACGCTGGAAACTTTGGCTTATAAATGGATTGAGTGGAAAGCGGAGAAAGACAAACTCAAAGAAGACACCAAAAAGAAAACAATTAGGCGATTAGAAATTCATTTATTCCCCAGATTTAAAAATTACCGAGTAACGCAAATAGAAATTAGTGATTGCATTGAGAAGTTAAAGGATTTACAGGCTAATCATTCTGATATTTTGTACCGTGTTATCGGGAATTTTATTGAGATAATGACTTACGCCCGATTTTTACAGCTAGTGAAGTACAACCCTATAGCGGACTTAAAGCAAGCGTTTAGCTATCAAGAAGCAACGCATCAACCGACAATTACGCCGCAAGAGTTGAGCGAATTTTTAAAAGAATTAGATAAATCTGATCGTAAGTATGAAACGAAATTGTTAGTTAGATGGCAATTACTCACTATTTTGCGTCCGGCTGAAGCGGTTGCCGTAGAATGGAGTGAAATTGATTGGGAGAAGAAAGTACTTACTCTTCCGGCGGAAAAAATGAAAGGTGGCAAGCGGGCGCACCGTGTAGCCTTAAATTCTCAAGCCTTAGCTATTTTGGAAGAAATGAAAAAATTTAATGGTCATCGGCGTTTTATTTTTTGCTGCCGAGTAAATCGAGATAAGCCGGCAAATTCTCAAACTGTAAATAATGCTATTAAGAAAATGAGTAATGGCAAATATAGGGGGTTACTTGTGGCCCATGGACTAAGAAGTATCGCAAGCACTTATTTACATGAACGATTTACAACGGAGTATCATGTAGTGGAGGCTTGCCTTGCCCACGTCGATACAAATAGCGTTAAAACCAGCTATCACCGAGGCGACTATCTAGAGCGTAGATTTCCAATTATGCAAGCGTGGGGGGATTTTGTAGAATCTTGTGAATAGTATTGAAGCGGTCATTTTGAACCGCTTTTTTTATAGTTCAAGAAAATTAACTTATATAGCTGAATACTAGATTTATATGAAATTATTACGCAATGAGTAATTGATATAATGATAGAACCAATCATCGCCAAAAACGGCAAGCTAAGTATGAATGATATAGTCCCTAAACTAAGGGTAAATATAATCCAACTAAAAGAAAATGGTTCTATTGTATCTCTTAATAGATATCCAACAATGCCATAACTAGAAATAGCTAACAAAATAGAAATATTGGTTAGATTCAACATAGTTACTAGTTTCATGACTAAAAAATCTTCTTTTGTTTTGTTGGCTGCCTTTATTTCTCCTATTCATAGATACGCCTAAAAACCCCCTATTTTAGGAGTAATATCATTCAATTCTTCATCCTTACTCTTTAAGTAAAGGAATCCAATAGCTTCTGAGAATTTAAGAAGATAAATGTTCCTTCATTATTATCTTTTTTCTTGTTAAACCAATCTGAGAATTCTTTATAATCTTTCTTTAGACTATTAAAGAAAGGAACATTTAAATTGATTTTTTCAAATTTAGTATAAATTAAATTTTCCATAAATTACTCCTCTAGGTTACCTAATAAAATTTAATTATCGACTTATCTCTTTCTATGATAAATATAGTGTTTGACTTTACGATTCGATAACTGGCTTAATAGTTTCAAATGCCATAAATCAAGAGGACTTAACTATTTCAGTCTAATATTGGTTTGATAATCTCTGCTAGCTCTTCAGTCATCCATAGTTGTTCTGCTAGAGCGTTCCAGACGGCATCTTCAGAAAGTACGCTGTAATTGCCTTTAGTATCGATGATATATTGTTCGGCATTATCGTGGAGTTCTAACCATTTAGGGGTGTGATAAAACTTATGGAGTTCTTGGGTTAACTTTGCTGCTTCTTGCCAATCTTTTAGACTTTTTTGCAGCTTTTGTTGTAGTTCTAGCAATTGTCCGTAGTTATCTTGCGCTTGTTGGATTTTTTGTTGCATGATTTATCTCCTTTTATTAAACAGCTTTGGACTATTTACAAATAGCACCGATGTTCAACCGCCACTAGGGCGGTTTAGGAATGTTATCTAAGCTTATGTATAATGATTTTAGCTGCTTTTAAATCACCTGTTGAAGAATCTTTTTTCATTTTAATAGAAACATCAGCTTGAATTGCTTTATTAATTTTCAGCTTGGCAGTATTTACACCATTTGCTATTTCTATTTTTACTCGATAATCGATTACATTGGGAATAAACCAGCCCAGCCTTAAAGAGTTCGGCGTTATTGTCATCTTTTACAGGAGACATTACATCTAATGAACTCTGGGTAACCGCTTTACGATTTCTTACGTTTTGTTCAATCGTTTTCTTAAATTCTTTTGGAGTCATTTTAGCTAATTCAGCTCCTTCTTCCCAAATTCTAGAATCTACATAATAATTATTGATAGTGTTATAGCTATCAATAGCTATGGTTCCATTATCCGCTCCTGCTGTTGCTGCTTTATACACGCCATAAAGAGTAAAACAAGAAACAACAGCCAATATGATTGCACCAGTTGTTTTCATTGCTTTGTCTCCAAATTTATCGTGGATCTGTTGTAAGAAGGTATCATATTCAGCTTGTGAATTGAGAAATAATTTTATAAAAGTTTCCTCTAATAAGCTACCTTCTTTGATAGATTTTACATAAAGTTCAATATTATGAATATCTACATTAAACAGTGCATTTAATGTTGGTTTAGTGCTTTTTACTAGAACGTTTAAACCACGTAACGATTTTATAACATCGTCAACATGTAGTGGCTTTGTTGCTGAATAATATAGATTTTGTGGAAAAGCAATTGATAGTTCTTGTTCATTTAATTTCATTTTAGCCTCCTTTACAAATTATCTCTTTCTACTATAAATACGGTGTTCTACTATTGTTCCGATAATTCGGATTTCTTGTTTAAGTGATGACATACTATGTCAATCAGGGTTAAGCGATACTAACTCAAAGTGCTATTTGTCATATTCATTTAAATCTTCTAGTGGGCGATATTTTTAAATGTGGCTTCACAATCCCCGTTGATTGCTGCAACAAATTCACTGGCATGCGGTTCTACTTTCGGATCAATAATCACTATATCTCCTTCAATAAATTTCGGCTCCATTGGTTCACTCAAATTGAATTTCTTCTATGTTTCATCGATCGAGCAACAAAAAGCGCTAAGTCAAAAATTCTATGGCACAGAAACTTTTGCGTACAAATTGGAATTACCAAATGCGCAAGGCACAATTTACGGTGTAGGCATCCTTGAAAGCGGAAACGGCTTCTCAGGTAAAGTAAAAGGTAAATATGAAGGAGCAGCTTCAATCAAATCTGCGAAGCGTGATTATTTGCTAATTGCTTAGTAATTTAGCCCTCTTGTAAAAATAACCCCCACCCCCCCGTATATTCGGGGGTTTTATTCGTTTTTTCTGTATTCAAGGAACAAAATATGACTAAAAACTTACGAGAACAATTATTGTTAGAAAAGCCAGAAGTTAATACTATTAATCTAAAAGGCAAATCTTATTTTATCCGCAATTTATCGGTTGGTGAGACAAATGCGCTTATTCTTGATCAGCGTAAACGTCAAATTAAGATCGCTCAACAATTGGGTATTGAACTTGATTTAGAAAATGAAGATATTTTAAATGAGCAACATTAAACATGTTTACGAACCTTATGCTATTGCTCGTGGAATGGCTTCACACTTATGTGATGCAGATGGCGTATTATTATTTAATGCAGACAACGAAGATGATTTAAAACTTATCTCTGCGCTTGTGAAAAATCAAGTGGCGGATTCTTACACCCAAAATTTAACTGAGGTTATTACGTGGAAATATGTTTTTATCGGTTTATTGATTGTTGATGGTTGATGGTTGTTTTTTAGACTTAGATAAGGATTGCGACGGTCGTACTTGTTCTGTTGAAATTCAGTTGCTTAAAAAGTGATTGACAAGTTGCAACTAAAATCATAGTATTTACGTAATCCCTGCGATTGGTGCAAGCGCATCACGCAACTACAAACTTTATAGCCCTGATTGGTTTTCCAGTCGGGGCTTTTTTATTATCGCTCATTTAGGAGGTTTAAAATGAACGAGTGCAAAAATATTCCCACCTATTCAAAGCCTTTAGATAAAGGCGAAGGTATCCTTTATAAATCATTCTTTCCAAACTTAAATCTGGCTACAACTAAGGAAACTAGTATTGCTACACAATGCTATAACTGTGTAGCTTGGACTTTAGGTGTTACTGATGATTGGCTATGGCCTTTATATCATCCATATCTTACAGATAAGGACACAACCTTAGCGGATTTTGACCGATTTTATAAAGAGGCCGGGTTTACAAAAGTGTCGAATATAAATGAGGCTCATATTATTGCTTGGGGAAATAAATTACCAAATGGCAAGTTATATATGACACATGCTTGTATTGCTTATCCTCAATCAAAACAATGGGAATCTAAATTAGGTGCTTATATTCGAATAGCTCATGATTTAGGCGGATTAAAAGGCGAATCTTATGGGCAACCTGTGGCATATTATAAAAAATCAGCCGGTGAAAAAATACAGCAACACCGTCTGAAGTTACAAAGACAACTACCTACCATTACTCATTCAGACCTGATAAAACTTAGTAAAGCACTGTCTTTATTATCTAAGAATGTAATTCATGATTTTGATACATTGTATGAAAATTGGATTGAGTTTTGGCAGGATTCGGCAGATAAAAACTCACTGCTTAGCTCGGCTCCAGCTTCACGGAAACAATCAACCACATACAAAGAGCTTATTCAATTTGGGCAAAAAAATAACATTTTGCCATTGCTTATTCTTAGACTTTATGTCGGTGATTATTGGGCTTTATTAGCTTATGATGAGCTTCAATCAACAGAAAGCCTTAAAGTCTTCCATGGTGTAGAATGCCATATTTTGGAAGGACAACATGGTAGAGCACGCCGAACAGTCAAAAAATACATAGATTCATTGACATAAAGCAGTTCAGTAATAAGACCCTTAAATAGGGTCTTTTTTATTATAGCTAGACTATGTCTAGCTATAAAAACCACACGCTATGCGTGTGGAATCAAAGAGCTTAAGTGATGAGAGAATAAAAAATCCTCCTATAATGAATGAGGCTGACAACCAAAGCTCAATATATAGGTAGGAGGATAAATCAATGGCAAGTAAATCCAATGACGATTCAAGTCTATCACACACTAGATGGAACTGTAAATATCATATTGTTTTTATTGCCTCAAGAAAAGGAGGTAAGGTATGGATAAAATGTTTAAAAACCTGGGCAATCAAAGTTATTGGTGGGCTGGTATTGGCGGTTTCTTTTCGTTGATGTTGGCTCAAGAAATCTTGCCATTAGTTAGTTTAGTTATCGGTGCTATAACGGCTATTGTAAATTTAGTTGAAAAATATCAACTGCGTAAGATCAAAGTTCGTGAGGAAGAACGAGCTGAGCAAATTCATCAATTAAAAGTGAAACGTTTAGACAAGGGGCTTAGTGATGAGTAGCAATAAATGGGGGACGCTTGGCAAAGTTGGTGGAGCTTGCCCGGTGCTAACAATGATAGCTATTATGATTACTAACAATTACTTTCAATGTAGGTTGCGATGCTTTATCTCGTTCTTCTATGTTCCGCAAGGCGAATGCTTATGACTGGAACGGTGTGTGTAATGAGTTTTCTCGCTGGGTTTATTCCGATGGTCGCAAGTTAAAAGGTTTGGTGATTCGTCGAGAAAAAGAAAAAGCGTTGTGTTTATCAGGCTTATAGGATTAGTGGTGTTTATGTTAGATGGATTTACTAAGTCAATGGGATTACTGATTGGTGGATTAGCCTTGGTAGTGGTTGCTCTTGGTGGTTGGACGCTTTATCAATCATCAACGATTGACGCTCTGAATGCCGAAGTTAAAGCAAAGGATTCATTGATTGCAGAACAGCAAGTAGTAAACCAAGAGTTGGTAACTCAACTGGAAGCAGAAAAACAAGCGGTCGAAAATCAGCAAAAAATTGCAAGCGAATTAAAAGCACAAATGGAAACGGAGCGTGAGAATGTTAAAACAGTTCTTATCAAAGAGCCGTGTGGCGGTGTGGCTATGCCTAGTGCTGTTATCGACAGCATTAAGCGGTTGCACACAAAAGGTAGTGACAAAAACTAATTACGTTTATCCGCCAGCTGCTTATTTAGTGCAGTGTGAGCGGTCGGGATTTTATGGGAAAACCTACGCCGATTCTATTGATTATTTAATGGTCGTCATTAAAGAGCGAGATGTATGTGCTAATCAAATCAATAGTATCAGAGAATGGCAAGCACAGGTAAAGGCTGGGTTTAAATAGCAATTAGTTTGAATTTCTCATTAAAGTTAATCAACAAGAGGGAGCGTAATAGCTCCCTTTTGTATTTTATATGCTACATAACTTGCGTATCCGCAAAGCCAACCCAAATTTTGACGTTTCCGTCTATGGCGATTACTTAATTAGCCAACAAACTAAGGCGATCAACAACGCACGCCTAACCAACACTTTCAAAACCAAACATTTGAACGTATGGGTATCGGCAAAAGAAAGCTATTTCAATATGGTTAGCTGGGAAAATTGCAAAGATGACACACTAAGTTTGGAAGATTTCCAAGGCGATGATGTGGTGCTTGGGCTAGATATGGCACGCAAGCTGGATATGAACTCACTTGTGAAAGTGTTTACTCGCATTATTGACGGAAAACGGCATTATTACTGCATTTCGCCTGAATTTTTCGTTCCCGAAGATACGGTTTACAACACTGACACCGCTTTAAAGCGTGTAGTGGATAAATATCAAAAATGGGTAAACAGCGGACATTTAACCGCAACCGACGGTGCGGAAGTGGATTATCGAGAAATCGAAGAAGTGATTAAGGCAACCAACCAAGAACACCGAGTGTCTTGCGTGGCAATCGACCCACACGGAGCGATTGCGATCAGCCACAATTTGGCGGACGAAGGCTTAAACCCGATAACCATTACCCAAAACTACACCAACCTATCCGACCCGATGAAAGAACTGGAAGCGGCGATTGAATCGGGTCGTTTTCATCACGACGGCAACCCAATTATGACGTGGTGTATTGGCAATGTGGTAGGTAAAACTGTTCCAGGTAATGATGATGTGGTGCGCCCGATTAAAGAAATTCCTGAAAATAAAATCGATGGCGCCGTTGCTTTAATGATGGCTATCGGTCGCATTATGTTGAACGTGGAAGATGATTTCTTCCCTGATGAGGTGCTAGAACTTTAATATTAATGCTTCTTTAATGTACAATTACGATACAAAAGGAGGCGTTTATGAAAAAATTCTTACTTTTAGTGAGTTTACCAATATTGGCTTTTGCGGAAAATATTCAGATAAGTGATGAACAAATCCAGCAATATATTTTTATCTCAACAAATGCAGAAAAATGCTTTCAATCTGGGGTATGGACTGCGAAAACTAACAGAGAAAGAGAGCAGGATTTTGTTAAAAGAAGTGAGTTCGAAAATGTAATTGAATCAAAATATGATATTGCATTGATGACAGAACTCTTTGGCAGTGATGCGACAGTAAAAATATTTGAAGATAACGACTTTGCAAAAGATTTTAATGAACGGAGGTATAAATTCTCATATCAAAAAAACACAATACTATCGCAAAAAGAGTGCGATGATTTATCTAACTATTTGTTGAATTTGACGAAAAAGCATATTAATTAACAAGAGCCACTCATAAATAATGAGTGGCTTTTTATTTTGGAGAATATTATGGGATGTATAAATAACGCTGATATTACTAGTGTAAGCTTTGATGGTATTCACGAATTACAGCAATCAGAAGCAAGTCGTTTATCAGCATACCAAGATGTAAGAGGAGTATGGACTATTGGATATGGGCATACGGGATTTCATACGGGATTTGTAGATGGGGTTCCTATCCATTCTGGAATGGAAATAAGTGAGCAACAGCAAACAGAACTATTTATGGCAGATTTGGCAGATGCTTCAAATGCAGTAAATCGTTTAGTTAAGGTGCCATTAAATCAAAATGAGTTTGATGCTTTAGCGAGTTTGGTTTTCAATATTGGTCAAGGTAATTTTGCTAAATCTACCGTGTTGAAGGAATTAAATCAAGGAAACCGTCAAGCTGCCGCTCAAGCAATGCTTGCTTGGAATAAGTCTGGTGGGAAATTTATACAGGGATTAGCAAATCGACGTCGAAGAGAGAAGAACAGATAAAAAGAGGATTTGTTTGTTTATGTATGGCGTATCCTGAGAGCGACTGTGTTATTGAAACACACAAAGAAGAAGATCTTATAGATTAAATCTCCTCCCCAGTAGCAAATGAGCTATTGGGAAAGGAGCATAAAATGGAAGTAATAATGAAGACTCTCCTAACCGACATTATCGGCATCAGTGGCTTTTCTGCCCTCTGCTACGGCTGTTATCTTCAATTTGGTGAAGCGATAACCCTAATGACAAGTGGTGTACTCTTGTTACTGTATGCCTTATTTAGTGCAGGGTGGAAACGATGATTTTTGACAAACTTTTTGCAACACGTTCACTTGAAAATCCATCCGTTCCGCTAAGTAGTGAATCTGCTTATGAAGAATTGTTTGGCACGCAGCCTACTAAAGTTGTTAGCCCGGATTTGGCTATGAAATTAGCGGCGGTTTACGCCTGTGTCTATGTTCTATCAAGCTCACTCGCTCAATTACCGCTGCACGTTAAACGCAAAGATGGCGATAAGGTGGAAGTAGCAAAAGATCACCCAGCCTATTATTTGCTACACGATAGCCCGAATTTTTGGTAAACATCCTACAAAATGAGTGAATACGCCCAAAGTGCGGTGTTGCTTACGGCAATGCGTATATTCACATTGTGCGTAATCATAACGGTACGGTGCAATCGCTTGAATCGTTAGAGCCGTGGAAGGTGCAACTGCTGAAAAATGGCAGTCGTTACATTTATGCCTACTACGACGATGACAAAACATTGAGCATTTCGCCCGATGATATGATCCACATCAAAGCCCTTGGCACAAACATCAAAATGGGCAAATCGGTCATTCAAACACACGCCGAAACAATCGGCTTAGGGTTAGATGCTCGCAAATTTGCTAGCGGTTTCTTTGGTAACAACGCACGCCCGGCGGGGATTTTATCGGTAAAAACGCCATTAAATAGCAACGCTTGGGAAAACTTCAAAAGAATGTGGCAACAAGCTCAAGATAAGCTAAGAAGTGAAGAAAATAAAACGATTTTACTCCCTGGTGAGCTTGATTATCGAGCATTGACAGTTTCGCCGGTCGATACTGAGTTACTCTCAATGATGAAGCTAAACCGTTCTGAAATTGCAGGAATTTTTAACGTACCCGCACATATGATTAACGATTTGGAAAAAGCCACTTTTTCCAATATCAGCGAACAAACCATTCAATTTATCCGTTATAGCGTAATGCCGTGGGTGGTAAATTGGGAACAAGAGCTAAACCGCAAAATTTTCACGACTGCAGAGCGTAAAGCAGGCTATTTCGTCAAGTTTAATCTCGCAGGCATTATGTGTGGAACCGCTGGCGAACGTGCGACGTTCTATCACAATGCTATTACAGATGGTTGGATGTCGAGAAACGAAGCACGCCAGTTAGAGGATATGAATCCAGTAGAAGGGTTAGATGAAATGCTAGTTAGCGTAAATGCTGCACAACAAGTATCAAATAAAAAAACAAACGGAGGAAACATTCAAGCCGGTAGTCTCGTTTGATTGTTAAATATCCCAATGGAAGAGGCGTGAGAATGGCGCGGTTTGCCAAACGCAAAAGCGCACGCAGACCATTTAAATAAACAAGTAACCGAACATTATGGGAGCTTGGGGAGAGAACGGTTTAGCTTTATTATTGCGAATAAAAAGCAGATTAAGCCGACTTTTAAGTATTATTTGAATTTATGGCTTGAGCGTTTACTCCATGAAGCTAATGGGCAATGACAATGTGCTGTAAATAATTTTACAACACTGGAAATTGCCTTGCAATTAACCAGTCATTTAACTGGTTGGAGTGAAGAAGAAAATAGAGAAGCTATTAATAGTTGGGCTTCTGTTTTTGATACTCGTAGCAAGGAAGAAACGACGATTATAGATAATTTTAATAGTTGGTTATTTTGGGCACAGCATACCGAATTCACCAAAATAAAATTAAACGGTAAAGGCGATATAGAAAACACAATCCCTATATTTAGCCGAGATGTAGCGGGCTTATTATTTTCCGGAAGACGAACATTTTGCACTGAAAGAGCATTTTTTATTTTTCTACACGTATTAAACAAGGTAAATGCAGGGAGAGTAAAAGAGGTAGCGATTAGAGCGTTAGTAAATGCCAAAATGTTGGATAAAAGCCGCCGTTTTGTTACGTTGTTTACAAGCTGGAAGAAACGGACGATTAGAAAATTTTGTCAAAATCCGCCCACTTGCTCTAAAGTATTTTATATACTGTAA